CGCTTCAGCAACGATAATATCATTGTCCAAATCAACGTTTCCAATTCTTGACCAACACGCTTTTACTGTTCTTGATTCTGGCTCTATATCCAAAATCATATCATTGTAGCTTTTGTTTTCAATCTTACTCATATAACAAAGTTATTAATTTTTTTTAATCTGCTAACAAATCTCTTATTAAATTAGAAATTTGCATCAAAGCCACGTTATTTATCAAATTCCAAACTAATCCCATATCGCCCATAGGTGGATTGTCCTGTAACCTTTTTGGCTTACCATCTTCGCCTCTTACCGCTTCATAACCTAACGTACAACGGCAATTGATAACATCCCCAGCACTTCCACTTGGGTCGCAAGGATGTAACATTTGCTCAAAACCGCCATTCTTAGTTTTAACATTAAATTTTTCATCGTAAGGTACTTTTATTCCGTCCATATGATAATGGTCAAACATATCTCGTGGCACTCGCCTTGTTCGGTTATCCCTCGCTGCTATCCATTCCTTCATAGTTACAAGTCCAGTTGCAGCCGTGCCTACCATTGAGCCAATGTTTGCTGCTCTGCCTGTTTCCGTTCTTGCTATCATTTCAGCTCGGTAATCCGTTATACCAGCCGTTCTTAATAGCTTAATTGTTTCTTGCATCGTTAAACCTTCTTCAACCGACTTGATTAAGTATTGTTGAATTTGGTTCTTTGTTGTTTGTGTTATTTCGGCTGCTATATTATCTAATCCTTTTAATTCAAGATAAGTTAGCATCACATAAGTAAACAAGTCCGTTTGCTTACTTTTAAATTCCTCTGGTCCGTAATAACCTTTAACCGATTTAGAAACGTTTTTCTCGGCAATTTGTGCCATCTTAACGCCCATTGCAATATGAACGTTTTGGATGGTCTTTTTTATCTTCTTATCGCTAATAGCGTTTAAATCTTGGGTATCGCAATAAGTATCCACTTGCCTTTGTAGTTCTTTCTTGAACTTTGGCGAATAGGTTTTTAATGCGTTTGCATATAGTTTTTTATAGTCTTGCCAAATCATTTGTTAGGGTTGAAAGCCCAATTCTTTAAGGAAATATCCCTCTTAGATGGACACTCTTTGTTTACAGGTTTACCTTGCTCCATATTTTTCATTCTACTAACAAAGCTAATCGTTCTATTTGCCGACTTAACTTCATTTGCACCCCAATCCGCTTTTTTCTTACTAAGTAAGTTTAAGTTCCTATTTACTGGACTTCTATCTAATGACGCTAAACGTGAGCATTTAGTTTCACTCCAAGCCTTTAACTCCGAGTAAGACATATTCACAGTATCGTGGTACTTTGCGTAAACTTCATCAATAACTTCTTGAAGGTCGGCTTTTAGGTCAACCTTTAAATCAAACAACTTATCTATAATCTCTTGACTATTCATTTGGTAGAGTTAATGGTTGAAACTCATCTGGACTTTGTAAACTTGATGGAATGTATAATTTTTCCATTTCAGTTTGGTCTATGTAAGGTGGAATCTCTAATCCCATAATGTCCATTTTTTGCTTAGGTGCAATCCACCAAGCCTTATCTAACCATTCAACTTGCTCCGCTTTGTTTGCTTCTAATTCACTATAAACAGTTGGGTCAAAGTCAACGTAAATGTCAGTTCCACGATAACCCCAATCCGAATGTAGTTTTCTATTTAAATTATCACGAATACCAACTAACAAAGGAATAGCACAACGAACTGTCAATGCTTTCTCTCCTTCTCTTTGGTTGTTATAAGTCTTGTTATCAGCATCGTTTAATAATTGAGAAGGTACTCCGTAAATGTTACAAAGTGCTTTCATATCCCATTTCTCACTTTCAATGATATCTAATTCAACAGGACTTAAACCGATTTGTTTCCAATCTACTTTATAACCACTAACCGCAATTGAATTAAAGTTAGCAGAGCCACCTTTTTCGCTTACTGCTCTTTTAAGTGCTTGTGCTTGTTGTGTTCCACTAATAGGGTCAAACCTATCATCATTCATAAAAAGAACTCCAGCTGGACCACCATTCTGGAAAGATGCAACCGCCGCAGTCTTGGCTTCGTTCGAACGAGTCAAGTTTCTCGCAGCAGCCATCAATGGTGATTGACCATATAGTTGATTCCCAGTTGTATTCCATTGTAAGTTTATGTATTTATCTTGTAGTACTTCTTGTTTAGTAAAGTTCCAAAGTGGACCATAATTCAATTGGTAACCGCTAATCGTTGGAGGGAAGTTTTGAATGTCCGCTAACACGTACATATATTGAGAAGGAAGCACGTACAACTCATAAGGTTTGCCATCATTGTTTCCACCTTCAATCATCTTTGCGTAAACAAATGAATTACCTGTAACTAATTTAAAAGTACACCAAGCCTCTACGAAATCGCCAAATGTATCTTCTTCATTAGGGTATTTTAACAACTCGTTTAATCGTGCATCTTTTGTATATATTTCAAACGCTTTCTTATGTAGCTTTTCAACATCCTTCCAGTTCTCAATCTTATCTGGTTGGCTCATTAACGCTTTGTATTTCTTTGCAGAACTTTCATCCACTACTTTATAAACGTGGAATGGAGCAAGTTTTGCTTTATCCGCAATTAATTTAACGATTGAATAAACTATATCGTTTGCCGAATAACCATCATTAACAAAACTAATGTTATCGCCACCTTGCCAAGTTATTATCCCTTGTTGTATTGCAACTTGTCCGTTAAAAGGAATTTGTGGTAGTACAGTAGATAGTTTTTGTCTTTTACCAAAAAAGTCAAGTAATCCCATTATATATGAATTTTAACAAAGTTAGACAATTTATCCTAAAATACCGACACCTCAAATTTTAGCTTGGTTAAATGCGTAAATACGGCATACCTACAAGCATCCATCAAGTCATCATTTGCCTTTACAGGTTCTTCTATTACGTTATCGTTTTTATCCTTTTTCCATTTGTAAGACATAAACTCCCTTCTTAGGTTTTTGCTATTGTAGTGCAAGTTTATTGGATAAGATTTCATCTTTACAATTCCTGCCCATACATCCTTTTGTGCTGGTTTAATGTTAAAGCCTTGTCTATAAAGTTCCTCAATTGATTTAGGCTCGGCAGCATCCGCATAGATTGTAGCTCGTTCTGGTAGTTTCTCTTTAATCAATCTTGATAGATCACTTAAAGTCAATCCGCTTTGGTAAACTATTTCCTCAAAGTAGTTTTGTCCTTCATAATGCGTAACCTTAACTAATGCAGCTGGGTGAACATAACCAAAGTCTAATCCATAGAACACATCCCCATCTGGTGCTTGGTCATATTGTTTCCATTGAGTGTATATAATTTCTTTTGCAGAGCCTCGTTCACCTAATCCGTACACTTTCCACATAAAGTCATCAGGTAAGTCTTTATATTGCTCAATGTTTCTTATTTGGCTTTCGCTTAGGTTTGAGATGTTGTTTAGGTAGGTAGAATGGATGCGTTTGTTATTTGGGTTATCGGCTACTTCATATACCCAAGAAATAAAGTCAGCTGGATTCCAGTCTAAAAAACATTGTCCAGTAGTACGAATTAAAAGCTGGTCAAATAAAGCCTTACTAATAAGGTTTGCCTCGTTTACGAATAGTATATCCCTTGCTGGTCCTTTTGCTTTGTCAGGGTCTTCTAATCCGAATAACTCAATGTAAGAGCCGTTCTTAAACGTGTAAATAAAATCCGTGTACCTAAAATCCTTTTCATCCCAAATATTCCATTGCTCTAATATGTTTTTGAAATCCCTATAAACTCCACGCTTAATATGTGGTAGGGAATGAGATACGCAAGAAATCCTTGTATTAGGCTTGGTTAAAGCAATGTGAATTAACAACTGAACAACTGAATAGCTTTTACTTGATCTTGAACCACCCTCATTGCATATTATAGGATAACCTTCCTCGTATGCCTTTTTATTAGCATAGAATACAGGTGTAGCCTTAATCTTTAATTGGTTGACAATCTGCATCTGGTTCTATTGTGATTTGCACATTACCCTTTATGTCAGCGGTTATGTCGGTTGTTTGTTTAGGTTTACCTTCTAATCTATCAACTACTGCCTCATAGGCTCTTTGGTCGCCTTTCAATGCTTTGCTAATCATTTGCATATCCATCAATTCAAGCACAGTAAAATCTTCATCTTCACCTGTAATTGGATTCCTTCTTTTTTGTACTAATTCAAGCAACCTAAGTAAACGAGTCTTTGAGTTTTGAACTCCTTTAGGTCTACCATTTGGGTTACCAGATTGACCTTTTTCAAAGTGTTTTAAGTTATCTATTCCTGCCATTGTATTTCCATTGTTTTACAAAGATATGCCACAATTAGGGCAAACCTTTCCTTTTTTGGTATTGTCTATTGATTTTGGTTCATCATTACTTGGAACGAGAAAGTCAACATTAACTCCCCAATCGCTTAAATCTTCTAATTGCCAATCATTATTTGCTAACATATCCATATCCCAAATTCCATAGTGAGTATTATCTATAACCAGTAACTTTTGCTTTTCCCTTTCGGTTAAGTTAGGCATTTTGATTACAGGTATATCTTGGATGCCTAATTCTAAACAAGCACGATACCTTTGATTACCTCCTAAGATTACATTATTTTCATCAATGATTAATGGCTTTGCTTCAAGTAACTTTTGATCTTCTTGAATAGACTTAACCAACTTAGCAAAGTCATCAGCATCAATCTTTCTTGGATTGTTAGGATTAGGTTTGATTTCGTTAATGTTCATTATCTGTTTTTTGTTGGTGTTCGTATTGATGGCATTTGCACAATTACTTTCTTTTTTAGTTGCTCAAAGCCTACCCAATTGCCACACTTATTGCACTTAAACTGAATTGTAGTTAGCTCATTTTCCCAAGCATATCCTTCAACTATGGATTTGCACTTACAGGTGTATATTCTTTTACTTAAAGTATTTTTCATCGCCCTTGTCTATTATATGGTTTAACTGGTTTGTCCTTTGGACCAGATGTCTTTTTGTACTTGCCACACTTTCTTTTGCCAAATGATTGTTTGCCTTTACTGTCTAATTTTGCCATTATAGTTATTAATTAAATCTGCCATAAAATCAAATCTTTGTTCTTGAGTTTCGCCAAATACATAATGCGTTGTTCCATCAATGTCAAAAACATAGCAAGGATAACCTGCTATTTCTTGCTCTTTGCACGTTTCAAATATGTTACTTGTATCTGTCAATTAAATCGTTTAATTCAGTTCTTGTCCATTTCTTTAACCTATTGTTAACCGCCTCAAACTCTAACTCCTTAACCGCTTTTTCCCCTATTCTTTCAACTAAGCCAATTCGGTACATTGCTTGATTGCCGTGTTTAAACATATTGCATCCAGCACATTGTAAATGGATATTCCATTCGTTAAACCTTAAAGCCGAATAACCTTTAACTGTAAAGTAATGTCCAGCTTGATTACCATTGTAGCTTCCGCAACTAATACAAGGCAATCCTTCATCTCTTTTTCTTATATACGCATTTACTACCTTTTGGGTCTTTTCTAACAACTTTGGTAAAGGTATCAATGGCATAAAGCAAAATTAGGGTTACTTTTTCAATCTAACAACACAAAGTCTATCGTTATGCTTGTATCGTTTTTTGTTTATTGGGTTCATATAGGTCATAATCGTTTTATAGTCAGTACCTAAAAACCTAATCGCCTTTGCTATTGACCTAAACCATATTTCCTCTTTTGTATCTAAATAAATTAATCTTACCTCAATGTTATTGTCTATTCCTGTCATCGGTTTATCAGTTTGTAATAAAGTTGTTTTAATAGTTCCCAAATAGCTATGGTTATAAATATTTTAAGCATAATCTTTTTATTTCAAAATATAGATGTGCGGTTATATAAATTAAAGATGCCAAAGGAACTGATATCAGCATAAACTTTGCTAATTCATAAATAAATGTTAATTGTTTCATAATTGGTTTTGTAAAAATAGGTACAAAGTGTAACGTTTGCACTCGTTTTTGATAAATATTTCGTTATTTAATTTCTCTAAGTCTTTAGGTGTTTTAGCAGTTACCTTGTAATGTGCTATTATCTTTTTCTTAATTTGGTCTGCCTTCTCTGGACTAAGATTTTCCTTGTTTAGTTCCTTCCGTTTCCATAGTACATCAAAAGCCATTGTATTTAGCAACTCCCAGCCTCTTTTAGCCGAATTTTCCCAATTTTCGTATAATGCCTCAATAATTTCATCATCATTGATTTTTGGCACTTCTACTGGTTGCGGTTCTACATAGGTTTTTTGTCTTACTTGCAAAGCTATCGGCTTATAAGCTGCCATCACATCCCCAAAGAATTTAGGTGTAAACATAATCGCTTTGTCAACTGATAATTTCCCCATTGCGTAAAGTTCAAAAGCTACTCCAAGTTCTTTTAGTTTGAAGTTGCCATAATTTTTAATTACAAATTCGCATAAAAACTGGAAGGAATCAATTGCTGGTATTTGGCATCCGCTTAAAGCAATACAAGTCTTTAAATGTTCCTTAACCTCAATTGGTGAGCATCTGCCAATACTCATTGTGTCTAAAGCAACTGCAACCTTTAATTCATCTGGTTCAAGTTTAGTGTAAATTTCTAAGGGCATCCCATTCTCTTTCACTAAAATTTGGTTTGTGATTGTTGCTAATTCCTGTTGCATTTGGTTTATAGTTTATGTGAACAAATTTGCCTTCTTTTAAATCTCTTGCCATCCAATTTTTTGCGGTAGCAATCCAATTTAACTTCTTTTCCCCATTTGAATCCGACCAATTTTTAATTACTTCGTGGTAATATTCAAAATTAGCTTCTTCATATTGACTTCCAATAAAAGCTGCCTTAAATTTATTTATATCTAAAAATTCAGTTTCACTAAATAATGTTTGTTTAGTAACCTTTACTTTAGTTTCTTTTACTTTCCTTTCCTTTTCTTTCCTTTCCTTTGCATTGCCCTCCCCAATAGCCACCCCATTAGCCTCCCCATTTTTCCATCTATTTGCAGCACCTAATTTACCTTTTTCGCTAAGATTTTGTCTTAAAGCAAGGTGATTTTGTAGCCTTTCCGAGTAAAACTCCCCAGATGCTATTGTGAATAAATCAAAGTTGTGTACTACTCCATTGACCTTTACATCGGTTGTTTGCATTTGCATAGCAAGAACAGGTATTAATTCCAATGGTAATTTGCCACCTGCATTTGCTAATTGCTCAATTAAAAACCAATAAATTCCATAACCTTCCATACCAAGTTGATGCCTTAAAAAAAGAATCTTGGTATCATTAGCCGAATTGTAATCGTGGCTAAAATAATAACTATTACTTTTCATAAATAAAATAGCCCTATCAAATCCCTCCTATGTTGCAGATAGGAGTTCATCTCAAGGGCAATAAGTTCTTAATAGGTCTGCAACACCTAATACAAAAATACTACTTATTTACCATTAATTCAAACTTTTCAATAGCCTTAAATATTTCATAAGCAACTTGTGGAACTATTGCGTTTCCGTATGCTTTGATAGATTCTTGTCTCCATTTAGGAAAGGTGATGTTGTCCAGTTCTCTGGGAAGCCCATCATCTCCTCCACAAATTGGGGGTTTAGTTGGAAACCTTGACCAGCCATTTGTCTTAAACTTGTCTGCAAAACTACTCCTTTCTCCTTGTGTCTTTCCTTTGCTTTCAGTAAAGTTTCCTCGCTTCTTGCTGTGTTCCAATCGAAGCTGTTCGGAGTCGGTAACATCTTTGCCTTTGCTAATTGACCTAATGTTATTCCATAACTCGTTCCGGTTGTATGACTCTTGTTTTTTAGATTCCCATTCTCTATCGTTGTTGATCTCCCAGAGTCGCTTCTTGTTGTCGGAGTTGGTAATAATCCCTGTCTCGCCAATTTGGTTAATGACATTTGGTTCTCTGTTGGTGAACCTGTCATTTTCGTTCCTTCCGATGCTAATGGAGTTGGTAACATCATTTGATGAATTTGTGTCGCTAAATTTGGCATTGTTGTTCCATTCGGATACTTTTCCATTCTTGTTTTGAACTTCTCTAAATCTTGAATGTGTTCCATTGTTGTTGGAGTAAGCAACAAACCAGATTCTATATCGTTGGTGCGGCGCATTGACACCTGCAGCTGGAATAAGAAACGGTTGGACTTCATAGCCTTCCCTTTCCAAATCATCACACACCTCGTTGAATACCATCCCTCCATTCCAATTAACAAGTCCACGAACATTTTCGCCAATAATCCATCTTGGTTTGACCTCTTTAATGCATCTAAGCATATGTGGAAAGAGGTGTCTTTCATCGGCTTTCCCAAGTCGCTTTCCTGCACTTGAGTATGGTTGGCAAGGGAATCCTCCTGTGAGGATGTCAACTGATCCTGAGTGAATAGAGAAGTCTGTTTTAGTAATGTCATTGTAACTTATTGAATTAGGGAAATGATGTTTTAATACTTGTTGACCAAATGGATTCCATTCGCAATGAAATAGATTTTCCCATCCCATCCATTCCGCTGCTAAGTCAAATCCACCGATTCCGCTAAATAATGATGCGTGTGTCATATTGAATATTGAGCAACTTGCTTCTTGTTTTTTAGCTTAACAATAGTTGTTTTAATATTCATTCCATCATTCCTAAGATCAGCGATTCTTGCTGCTAATCTAAAGCATCCGAACTTGTTTAAAGCATCAATAGGGGTTAATTTTCTACCCTTATTTAGGTAGTTTGCGATTTGTTGGTTTTGGCTCATAGTTGTAGGTTTTAAATTTGCGCTTAACGTTGTCGCCCAACGAGGGGTTGTTTTAGAATGGTAAATCATCTTCTGATTCCTGTTGGTTTACGGCAAATTCCTTTTTACCTGTTGGTGCATTATAAGAAACTTGCTTACCTCTACCACAGTAGTTTTTCTTTGCTTTTTCTGCTCTGGCTTCAGCTGATTGATTATTCCAAACTGCGTGAGTTTGACCCCTTTCGTCTGGTTCTTTTAGAAAATCAAGTGCTAAAGTTGCATAATGTTTTAAGCCATTTTTAGTTTGTACTGGCTTCCATTCAATTTTCTCTTGTTCAATGTTAATTACAATCATTGTTTTTAGTTTAATGTTTATTTAATTGTTCTTGTTCTAAAGCTATTTCGTTTTGTCTATCTTGTTCTAATTCTTCTTGATCTTCTTCTTCACAATCGCAATGTTCTAAACAATCTGGACAAATTCCAATTTCCTCCATTGTGGTATGTGCGCCGCAGCAAGTTGAATAAGGCATAATTAATCGTTTAAATAGTTTTCAAATACTTCAAATTTATCAGCTAACATTTGATAAGGAACGTAATCCCTTTTAGGTTGATCTAATAACTCTGGGAAGTGCTTTTGTTTATGTAGTTTAAGTTTATACTTAGCTAAATTTAATTGATGAATCATCTCACTTGCATTTTGAGGATAGCTTGTTTCAACTTTGTAATTCCAGAACTTAACTGCTTCCCTTAAATCCCATAATTTATTTAATGGTGTCATAAAGTTTGTTTTTTCTTGGTAAATAATTTAGTTACTTCTTTATCGGCTAATTCTTGGTTTAATGTGTAAAGTTCAGCTAATTCGTTTGTGCTTATGCATAAGTCAATAGCTAACTCCAAGTCATCAAGATTATCGTGCGTTTTAATATAGGCTGGTTTTTCATCACTTTGCGCCATTTCATCACCTGTATAAAGTCCGCTTAAATCTTGTGGGTAAGCCTTTCTTAAAGCTAATGCCTCTGCAACTTTGCTTAACATTGTATGTGGCATCTTCGCCCATAAACCCATTGGTTTGCCTTCGTTCGTTCTTTGGCAATATTCATCCCAATAAGCTACTCCAACGGCTGCTTCATACCTTAAATCGCCGTGAAATCTAAATACTGATACCTTACAAGAAATTAACTTACCATCTTGTTCTACAAATACAGGTTCGCTTTGTCCACCATAGTTTCCGCTTCGTTCAGCGATTACTCGGAATCCATCAATGCTTGTTTGAATGGTCATTTTTTTAGACCATCCGTTTTGCGTTTTTACGTTCCTGTGGATGCAATAAATCTGCCTTGATAACGCATCAAGTCCTGTCCTTTGGGCTTGATAAAGAAATAGCTTTAGTTCATCAACTGTTGCTTCTGGAGCAATCTGCGATTTTACTAACTCTACTTGGTCTTTCGTGTACGAAAGTTGTGGCTTTTTAGCCAGTTGTTGTTCCTTCATATTGGTTGGTTTTAGAGTTTAAAATTAGGTACTTTGGTGTTAATAACAAAATTAAAGTAGGACATTTAAGTTGAAAATGTCCTTTTTTATGGTATCATCAAACTTATTTGATAGTTGTCCTTTGATTTTAGAGATAGAGTGTAAAACTGTGGTTCTATCCCTATTAAAGATTTTACCTATTTCCTCACCATTTAATTCAGTCTTTTCCTTAGTGAAATACATAGTCATTTGCCTTGCTAAAGTAACCTCCTCACCTCTGTATTTAGACATCATTTGTCCATACTTAATTTGATAGTAATTACATATCTTTTCCGCCATTTGAATTGCATATTCCTTTTGTTGTTCTTTGTCCATTCTTGTTGTTTTTATGTTTAAATGTTTATCTAATAAATCCTTTAATTGATTTATCTCTTGCTTTAGTTTTTTGTTCTTTTCTCGCAAAACCTCTATTTCAAGTTCTGCCATATACGTTTTGTGTACTTCTCTCATA